GTCATCGATTTTGTCATCATGTTTTTTTACTTTTTCAGCCATTTTTTTACCCCAACAATGTATTAATGTTTTCGGGTTTCCATGCTTTAACACCCCACACAGCGGACACTTGTATCATTGCTTTATTTTGACCCAAATATACAGCTACGTCAAACGGAATGCCGCTAATAGCGTCAACCACGGTCATGCGATCAACTGCTACATCGCCTAGCACGTTACCAAACTTGGGCAGTGCTGGTGCACGGACTGCAATCTCAATGGCAGAACGTTCAAGTGCTACATTAGCATTGTAATCTATTCCTACTGTTATCGCAGCACCACCTGCCAAATCTTCCTTCAAACCCGGGCTTGCAATAATTACTATATCAGCCAGCAATCCAACCGAAACAACATATTTATTAGTGTCGCCTGCAAAAGTGATAATATCACCCGCCAGAATAGTGCCTGAGCATGAATTTGTTGAGATAGCAGTAGTTCCTACATCGTGATCACCGACTACCACACAGGCAGTAACTCCACTACTTGTTACTGCTGTAGAAGCACCTGTAGTTCGTAAATTAAAGCCATTGAGAGTACCCATAACGCCCTGTTCTAAGAATGTAGCATTCCCACGATCATTAACATTTGTTAGTTGAGTTAAGCCGTACATTTTAGCCTTGGCGGTACTGTTTAAGATTAAAGAACGTTCATTGGAATTAACGGGTGCACCGTTATCAATAAATAATTGCTCAAGAGTGCCTAAGTCGTCTAAATTGCTGGAAAACGGCGGAGTGCCTGCGATGCCAACCGCACGGGAAGCGTTTTGATAAGCCTCATTTTTTAAGCCAACTTCCATTTCATTTGTCAAAGTTCGCATTGCTTGCGTAATTTGATTGCCGTAAATCGTTTCAAAGCCTGCACCGTTATTTACGCTTTTAATGTCCTCGCCCGTCCAAGGGATTGGGACAGATCGGGCTTTATCTATAGTTAGCGTTTTATTGTCAACCTCTTGGTCAGTGCCTTCTTGAATTGCCATGCTGACATTTAGATCGTCAGCCTCTCCTGCACGTGTGAATGCACTTCTGACAATGTCACCTTTGGCTGCTCGTTCTGAGCCGTCTCCATTTATAGTTACTGATGGCAAAAAACCAACGTGTTCGCGTGATACGATGTCCGCCGCTTTATAAATATCCGCTGCTAAATCTGTTAATGTGTTTGGCATTTTGAATGCTCCTTATTATTTTAAAAAAAATCTACACTGTAGAATAATAAGCAGCACCGCTACTTGATTAATTAAATATTAACGTAAAAAAGGGATAATGTCAAGAATTTAATCAACAACTTTTCCGCCATCTTTAAAAAAAGCAGCTCTGTCTTTTTGATTTGTTGAGTCAAATGTTTCGCGCGTTATCGTTTTAGTAGTTGCATCAAATTTTAGATTTTCAGCCCCAGTGCCTTTGGAAGTGCCAAAAAGGTGTGGTGCTGTCTTATTTAAGCTCTCCATCCACTTATCAAGTGTCAGCGGCTCGGTTGAGCCTTCCATCCAAATCGCTTGACCATCTTTATTAACAGCAACTGGCTTGCCGTCTTTGACGCCCCAAATGCCACCTGCTCGGGTTATTACATCATCAATAGCTGTGTTTACCACGCCTGCTTTTACAGCAGCTACTGTAACAGCAGTACCCACAACTTGCTCGTTTAATTGAGTAGATAAATTGGCATTAGTGTCTTTCATTTTTTGCATTTCCGCTACTTGCTCGGTGCGAATTTTATTAACTTTGTCCTCGACCAATTCATCAACCTTGCCAGCGTTTATCATTTTTTTATCTTTTAAATCTTGTGCTTCTTTTTGCATTTTTGAATATTCGTCAATATCAATGCCTTTAAACTTCGCTTTTAAATTATCAACATTCTTGATGAGTTCTGTGTTGTTGTCTCTAAATTCTTTTACCTTTTCTTTTTCGGCTTTCAAAGCCTCACCTTGTGCTTTGATTTTGGCTTCTAATTCTTCTTTTGTCATTTTTTTACTCCTTTTTGTCGTTTAAAATTATTATATTTTCAATTGGTCTAGTCTCAAAGGCTTATTATTCTGATTTGTCAAATCTGAAAAATCTATTTTACCATCTTTCCACAATTCAAATCTTTTAGTACCCAGCACTTTTTTTTGAAACGCTTTTGACTTGGTTTTTAACCAATCCTCATAATCCAATTTTGCAGATACCTGCCCGTCCATACTAGCCCTAGTGCCAGCAGGTAAATCTTTCATAGATTTATCATATTTTTTAACAACTGGCACTTGTGCTGACCTTTCGCCCCAATGGGCTGATGATCCAGGATATGCTTTATTATGCCCCATTGGTTTAAGTGTGTTTATATCCCAAATAAGCCCATCAAGTACTTGACAAATTATAGTAGTTCTAGCGTCCAAAGTTGACACCCATTCTATTGCTCGTATAATGTCATTATTTGCTTCAAAAGTGGCTACCCTTGCCTGATTGGCTACCGCATGAATTGAGGTTCTAACCAACAACTCAGCACTGCGATAACTAGCGATAAATGCACCGTTTCTTTTTTTAAATCGCTTATCACCTTCCAAATTGCGTGCGATTTCCATACTTCCAAGACCTTTGACTATTCCATCTCGGACGGTATCTTTAAACTTATTTTGAAATGCTACACCTCTACGCTCCCACCATTCTGCCGACGAAGCGCCCTGAATGAGTGTTTTGCTTATCTCATTTAATTGAGTCTTTGACATTTGAGTTTGAGTGTATTTAGTTCCCAAACTGACGTTAAGTGTGTTGGTTGCTTGTTTTTCAATCAATGAGGCAAGAGAGGCTAGCAAAGCAGTTTGCTCTAAAGCAATGCTGTTATATGCTGTTTCAACTAATAATTGAGTGTCTTTCAGTAAGTTTTTTAATTTTGATTGAATTACTTGTTTTTTTTGACTGCTCAATAAATCAGAAGCCAAAAGCATGGCGATTATTTTTTTTTCCAATGCTTGTATTTTTTTAACAACCTTTCTTTTTTCGCCAGCCTCTAATCGTTGCAACTCTATTGATTGCTCCAGTGTTTTGTTTTTAATTTTGTCATTAACCGATGGCATTTACTGCTTGCTCTAAAGTATCAAACACTGATGCTCCATTTGCTTTTACCATTTTAGCTACAGCATCTAATGACATCCTTTGCCCTTTAGTAAACTTGCCATCTTCAATGGGAAACTCATTATCTTCAAGAATTACTAAAATAGTTCTTAATGGGTGTTTGTTGCTATCATCTACTACTTCCGCTATTGAGAATACACCGGTCATTCTAGGCGTTATAACATAAAGATGATAACTGCATATTTTCTTCTGACGCTCCTCCTCAACTTGATATTCATCTGTCCAATCTTTAACGACTGGGTTGAAATACTCAATATTTTTATTTAGTAGCATTGGCGTTAGAACATCACGCCAAATACTATTATTGCATGTGCCTCCTAAAAATACTTTAATCATTATAATTGAGAGCCCTTATCCAGGCCCTTTTCAAACGATTTACCCTTTGGCGGATCGCCTTTATAAAAACAATTAGTGTAAATTTTTTCAGCCTTGTTATATTCGCTTTTTTTAAATTTCATTTTGTTAATTGTTATATTTGTACTTACACCCCAAGTTACACCAGTCCTATCAATCATTTTAACACTCCTGTTTAATTAGAATATATGTACGGCAACACTACTACTACAAAAAATATAACTATTGCAATTATTGATGTATGGTGGTCTGAGTGTATTTTATCAAGCATATTTATTTCTCTAAAAACAGGTTCACACAGGTAAACACTATCAATCAACATTTTCAATAGTTATTTTATCTTTTTCAGTTTTAACATCAACATCAGGCGATAATATCTCGCCTCGCTTCATATTAAACAAAAATGTATCGTGAGATATGGCCCCTGATTGCCACGCGCTCATTAGTGCTGTTATATCCTGAGCCGCCATTTTGGTATCGACAAAATCAGTATTTAATTTAACAGAAATACCATCAGTGTCACCCCAGCCACCCCAGTCATTCATAATCTTTAACGCTTTAGTTATCGCTTGCTCAACCATTTTAACTGCACTAATAAGCGTAGATGCTTCGGCATTTTGCCTCAATCTGACAGTATCTGATGCCTCAACGCCTGATTTTTGACTTTGTAATAATTGTGAACCGAGGGAAGCCATCATTGCTTTTTTTTCGTCCATGGCAACTTCTAACGCCTTTAAGCCTTGACCTGTGAATTCCAAAAGTCCTGGGGGCTTATCACCCCGCAATAACCAGACTTTGCTTGGTCCAATGTTTAACACACTCTCTCCTTTAGCGTCATAGTTTAGCACGTAAGGCGTTGGCAATGCTACGTAGGTTCTGCCATGCTCTAAATCTGCTGAAGTTCGGTAAAGTGAAAGAGATATATCAGAAAGTGATAATATTGATGATTTGGACGGATCTAAATTAAAACCATCAGTTGAAACACTGACAAAGGGAATAAAATCCAATGGTTTATCTTTATTTTTAGCAACAATATCATCGCCCTTTACCCATTTATCATCTTTATCTTTCTTCCAAATATTAACGACGTATTGACTATCAACAATTGACAGCTCGCGGTATTGCGTTTTGTATTTAATTTCGTATTTATCACTTTCGTCTATTCTATATGCTTCTTGCAAAATTATTGTATTATCAAACCAATTAGTTATTTGCTCAGTGTTGTAATGAACGACATATGGGGAGTTGTTATAATCAACTAACAAGCCTTGCCGACCCATCAAAATCTGCTCTTGCAACATTATTGAAATTAGGTTATTTAGCGATATGCCAGTATTTGTAATGTCACTAAATAATTTTTTGAGTTTATTAGGTGCTTCAACAATCGGTTCAACTCGCATAACTGCACCGATCAGCCCTCTTACTGTTCGTTCTACGCCATCGAAGTAAACGGCTCGCATTTTATAAGCGTTATATTCTTCTTTAGATTGTCCTCTGAATTTTGGCAGATATTTTTCAGATTTGCTCTTAACATCATCGCTGCCATTAAATGTGTCTCTTATCCTCGCCCACTTATCCTCATATTTATCATAACTTGGGTTTCTTGTGTCGATTGGCATTAGTTAGTATGCTCCGATTACAGGCATGGTTGTGATTTCCCCTCTTTGCTTGATCATTGGTTGCAAGCCATAACGCAATGCGTCTATGTAATGATTATTTTTATCAACAATTTGGGTTAAAATATTGTCGGTTAATTTATCCACTTTGTAATTATACATCAAAAATTCTTCAGCGGTTTTGATGCATCGAGTGTGGATATGTATCATTTTAAACGAGCGAATAAATGCTATGCCGTCTTCAATGCTGCCAGCCCACTTGTAAACTGACTCTATTCGATAGCCTTGACGTTTGATATAACTAATACTTTCAGGGCGTGAGTTATCTGCCATAATGACATTCTCTTTAGCGTTTGGCACTGAATCAATCAGCCTGTGCGTATAGTCTAACTCAACCTTAACGCCACCTGCCTCATAGTCTACATACAGCTCTTTATTTTTAATGAAACATCTTATTATCGCCGTTGGGTCTTGCGAAAATCCCCAATCCAAGCCAAAATAAAACACAACATTATCAGGTGTGTCAAACTCTTCAACAATGTATTTGTTTTTGAAAATTTGGGCATCAGTTGACGTTCTACAATGCCCTTCCCAAATGTGCAAATAATCGTTGTAATCGATTAACTTTTGATGTTCCATCTCTTTTCTTAATTCATCAGAAAAATAAATATTGTGTGGATAATTGACTTTGACAGTTGTTTGGTTTTCTCTAATGGGTGGCGTTATAAATCTTGTATAAGTTGGATCGGTGTTTAAATTTGGATTAAAACTAAGCCAAATTTCCGAGCCAGTTTTGCGAATTGTGGGTATCAAAACTTCCCAACTTTCATTTGATATTCTTTGTGCTTCCTCTACCCAACAAATGTCCACGCCTTCCAAACTCTTTATCGTCTGCACTGAATGTTTTAGTCCATGAAATAAAAATTCAGTACCATTCAAGCCATATATGCCATCACGTGTGATTTTGTAAAACGAATCTAATTCAAACTTTGAAATACAATCGCTTAATAATTTATGAACCGAGTCACGTATTGAATTTTGGACTTCTCGAGTGCATAAGATTCGCAGTTTGCTTTGACAGCCTAAAATCAGCAAGGCAATGCTAATGCCCCACGACTTGCCACCACCACGCCCACCATAATAAATTTTGTATCGTTGCTTTTCAAATAATGGCTTAAATGCCACATTCATTTTGATTGGTTGATTATCTACATTCATGTAAAAAGGTAATAATACTTGAGTGTTTTAACAGGGTTATTAAGTCATAATTGGGGGGTGAAGAAGGGCTGCTCTACTTATGAGGCAGTCTAGTAGTGCGGAATCTCTTTAATATGCTTAGCATTTTACTTTGGATCAACAAATTCAACAACTAAATTTTGCGTATTGTTGGTGGTGTTGTTTTCAATCAACGCCTTTTTTGGCTCAACAAGTGCATTTGCTTTGGTCATTACGCCTTGTGCTTGCAATAAATCATTAAATTTAGTTTTGCTGTCTTTTAAGCCATGCAACTTACTTAAAGTTCTTTTAGCAATATAATCCGTCCCTTTGAGTGTGAGATCTCTTATCTGCTGTATTTGCTCTGAACGTTGCACTATAAGGCTTTGCTCATGCTCCGTATATGTCCCTTTTATGTCCCTCTGAACATCTGCTAATCTGTGTGCTAGTTTCTCACCATCACGACTTACACCATTTGTAAGTCTTGATATTATGCTTGTGCCTCTGTCGTATTTTCTCGACAATTCAGCAACTGTAGCACCAAGTCCGTATTCAACTCTTATTTGATTTTTAGCCTCTAATGAGAGGTTTGGTTTTCTTGCTAGTTTTTTAGCCATTATTCATTTTTTTTATCTTCTTTTTATTTATTTCAGCATTTAAAGTCTCAACAACCCAAGGTGCTAGTTTGCCATTCCCGTTTTTATTCGCTTCTTTAACCCATTTGGTCTTGTCTGATTGTTGAACTCTTACAAATAAAACACTGCTAGCTGTTATCTCTTTTTTTCCATTCTGATTGTTTTTTGGTGCACCCATAATTAATACATACCTTTTTCAGCATCTCTTATTTTTTGAAAATTATCTACTCCAAGCAAATTGCATAAAGTATCTTCGTCATCGATTAACTTTAAAAGCAAGAGCTTCGTGTCCTTGCGAACATTATCAAAAATGTTAATAAGTCTTTGATTGTCAGTGTCATTGCTCATTAAGCCTAAACCCAAGTCGTTTTCTTTTTTGATTTCTGAAATAATAAGACTAGTTAATCCTGATTTTTCTAAGTTATTCATTTTTATTTGTCCTTTTTTAGTTTAAGTCTAATTCTTGAATTGATGTTTTATTCTTGATTAAATTTTTAATGCAACTTCACTTTTGGGGCTAAGTTGCCAAGCCCCACGGAGTTCTAAGCTACTTTTTGATTTTCTTTATAGATAACACTGCCATTGCTTCACACATTCTTTTGTTTTTTCGTAATTTTCAGAATGAAAAACATTCACTTCAACTTCACCATCAATTTCTGTAGTTTCTTGAGAAATAACTGATTTGCGATGTTCTGTTGAGTAAATACCGCCATCTTTGCTTTCTAAAAAGTTTTTAACTTTTTCTTGAGCCATTTTTGATGTCTCAGCAGTGCTTACTTGCTCATCTACAAAGTCATATGAAACTTCAACGATACTGAAGCCATAATCTTTTTTAACTTCAACTTCGCCCATCACTAAGCCAAAGCCACCTTTACTTTCACAATCTTTTTTAAAATCATCTACTTTAGTAGTTCTCATAGTTGTTTTTATTTTATAATTGCTTTTTACATTAAATTTTTTCATTTCATTATCTCCATAATTTCCAAGTTCTGCTTGGTCAGTATTGATTTTTCTTAATCAATAATTGTAGTATACAGACTTTTTTTAGAATGTCAAGACAATTCAAAAATAAATTATTCAATGAATGCCTTGCCAGTTTTAGCGTGTGTTGCTTGCTTTCCAGTGTAGTCTTGCTGCTCGTTCTTAGCTTGAATGCAAGGCGCTGATTTTTCTTTTTCTGAATCTAAACCAATATTTAAGCTTACAGAAGAGCCCCAGCCTCTGCCGCAAGCTTCATCTACTTTTTCCGTTAAAATTTGTGGGTATTGCCACCAACCTGATTGATCGTCAGCCTGCGATTGATTTAAATCGCCCTCTTCCTCTGCCAATTCAGCCTGCGTCAATCCGCTGATCATCAGCAAACAAAAGAGAGTTGTTTTTAACACTTTGTAGGTCATGGTTTATTTTTTAAAGTCCGTATTTATCAGACCAGCCTTTGCCTTTGCGCATTTTTTGTCTTTTGTTCCATGAAGTTCGAGGGCAGTCTTTGGTATAAAATGTGCCTTCCCAGTTATTGGCTCTACATTTATCCTGCCATTTAGCAAAGGTATATCCCTTTTTTTGTTCTGCCAATTCTGCCTGCGCTTTCTCATGAGCCTCTTTTGAATAATTGATGTATTGACTTGCCATGTTCGCTTGTCCCAGTATTGAGAAAATCTTAAGCATTTCATTATTGGTTGCCAGCAGTTCTAACAAGATTGCATTGGTTAAGTCTTGTGACATTTTGATGGTTGTGGTGTTATTGGCTTTGTCGCTTAGGTCTTTAATTCTATCAAGTCTAGCGCCAACACCGATTAAAGCTTGTTCAGTTTTAACCAACCCTTTTTTACGCAAGCGTTGCTGTTCAAAGGTTCTTAGTTCTTGTATTTTTGAGGAACCCATTACGTAGTTATCATTATTGGGGTCAATAAAAATACCGTCAATATTGGCGTTAATGATGCCTTTTAAATCATCACTGTAGTTGTCGTACTTGCTGTGCTTTAAATTGTGTCTAGATTTACTAGACAAGCCTGATGCGTATTGGTCAAAGTTTTTAATATCAGCACCCAGTGTTCTTTTTAAAGTATCAGCCAAGTTAAATTCTTGACGTAAATCTCTCATATAGCCATCAAAGGATGTGTTGAGCGTTTTTGCTTGATTGACTGCGTTTTGCATCTCGGTTAATTCTTTGGCAGACGACTGCAGTTGTTCTATGTAATAACCGTAAGAATTAGGGTCAGAAACAACACTACCAAAGCTGTGAGCACCAAAAGACCATGCGATGGTGGTTGTGATGATTATTTTTTTAATTGTATTTTTCATTTTTTATTTATGTCCTATTGTTTGCATGATTGCAATGGTCATTATAAAGGGACGGCAATAACCACTTTTGAAAATGGTTATTAAGTTAAATTTATCCATCTTGTTTGCCACTTTGTTTAGTCCCATCTTGTTCAATTGGATGGTCATTATCAGTGGCTGCAGCACTTGATTTTTTGCCACCACTTACCATTTGAAAAGAGCCGTTAAAACTGTCTACCACTATTTGCGTTGAATACTTATCTTTGCCTGTGTCTTTGTCCTGGTATTTATTAGTTGTTAATTCGCCTTCAATGTAAACCTTTGTGCCTTTTTTGCAATATTTGTCAGCAATCTGGGCACGCTTGCCAAATAAAACAACGCGATGCCACTGTGTGGTTTCTTGCTTTTTACCTGTGTTTTTATCAACCCACGCTTTGCTGGTTGCAATGCTTAGATTGGCGATGGCTTTGCCATCGGCTGTGTATTTAATGTCAGGTTTATCACCTAAATTGCCTAATAGAATTACTTTGTTTACGCTTGCCATGTTGTTTCTCCTTTTTTTTATTTAAAATCCACACAATTTGAATGACACCTATCACTACTATTATCACTGCTGCTATTGAAATCCCTGTGAGAACTTCATCTACTATTGGACTAAAATCTACTTGCATTATTATTTCTCCTTTTTTAAATTCTAATAGCCCGAGTCAAACAGACCTGACCACCCATGTAATTGCCTTTAAAACAAATGCCTTCACGCATTCGTTTTTTAATTGTTTTCTTGTCAACTTCAAACATAGTGTCACCAAGTAATATCACCAAACGGTTACATTCTTGTATATGTTCTAGCGTTATATCGTCCATCTTTGTTCTCCTTGTTAGTCTCATTAATTAATTTAACCTCGCTAGCAAAAACACCAAAAACCTCACCTTCATACTCTATGGCATGACTGTCTGCGTTTTTATCTCGAACACTATCGTAATCCACTAATTTGCACGGCAACCAAAGTCCGCCTTTGGTTAGGTCTTGATATAGAGCGTTCATCAATGTATGTTGAGACTGCCAGTTTTGTGTCCTGCGTTGGCAGGGAACAAGGCTTGTCTACATTCGGTTGCATTTTTTATTAATGCGTTGAGTGTTTTTTGAGCGGGTTTGTATTGCTTTTTTTCTAGTTGCTCATTAAACAGATCGGCGTAATCTCTCATGTTGTTCATTATTATTATTTTCATGTCATAGTTCCTTTTTTTACTTTTACCTTTACCCTTCTAAATACTTCTCAAGCCAGTTTTTCGGATAATGCCTTTGCAGTCTTTTAACCACTGCAACCTCTTCAGAACTTGAGTTAAAGACTCTCAAGTGATTGCCCAATATTG